CTCAGACAAAGTTCAAGAACCCTGGCTTTCAAAAGGTAAGGGAAGTATCTTCTGTCCTTGTTCCTAGTATTGGTGTTGGTGCTGCATCACGTGTAGCTACTGCTGGTATGGCTGGTGGTCCTGTTGCTCGTGGTCTCTCTGCCCTTGGTATTAACGTTGCTGGTGATGTTGCTGTTAACGCTATCAGTGACCAATCTGAGGGTGAGACAGTAGCAACGATTGTTAAAGAAGCTGCACCTTGGTTGCCTGTTCCTGATGCACTAGTTACTAAGGACACTGACTCTCCTGAAGTACGTCGTCAAAAGACTATTTATGAATCAGCTGGTATTAGTATTATTGGTGATATCATTGGTTACTCTGCTGCTGCAGGTCGTGGAGTAATGGATTGGTTTAAACCCAATGATAGTGCAGCTAAGGAGTTCATGTCTTCTGAGGTTCTTGTTAATGCTGATGCTGCTACTGCTACTCGGTTGTCTGAGATTGATACACAACGCATGTCTCTACAGGAAGAGCTAGCACAGGTATCTTCTGTTGCTCCTATTGATGAAGCACAACTCATCGAACAAAGCATCCGTATTGGTGACCTTGAAGCACAAATCAAAGGTCTTGATAGTGAGGCAGGTAAGCTCACCCAACAGTATGCTAACACTGGAGCTACAGACCTCACTGAGAGCCCTCTAGAATCGTTTGTAGAGCGTCAACAGGTAAGCCGTGATAGTCAGATCGATGAGGTAGGTAAAGGTCGCCTTATGGACGATCCTAGTGGGGCTACAGGTACTGATCCTATGATCACTCCTTCTATGTTCCCTGAGGGTTCTACTGCTGCTCTTAGCATCCCTCCTGGCAATATTGCCCGTAACATGGCAGACACTACTGCTATCAAGATGGGTAACACTAGTGGTTCTCCTGCTCCTATCCTTTCTGAACGTGCTTACTATGACCTCAGTAAAGGTAATGCTGTATCCCGTAACCTTATTGAAGACCTAGCTGAAGGCACTCGTGCTACTGGTAACTTTGATGCTATCGTTGATGGCTTCAGGTACACCAAAGCTCAGATGAGTGATGGTGCCTGGAAGATCTATAACGACATCATTGGTACTGATAAGGTATCTGATCTTAAGAACCTATTCCTTAACAACCGTGATGTAAAAACCCTTCTTGATGGTCGTTCTATTAAGTATGTCAACGATGTTCAAGCAGAAGCCATTGGCTATGCTATGCGTGAACTGACTGATAAGTACATCGGTCAAATCGTTACTGAAACATCAGCTCGTGCTATGGATACTGTAGGACGTGAAGTAGCAGATATTGCTGAGGGCTATAAGGCATTCCCTGAGAGTGCTGACCTTGGCCGTACTACTGAGATGCTTGGTGATCGCCTTGCCTTCCTTATGGAAGAGTATGCACTTAATAAGTACATCGCTGGTTGGGCACTTAAGAACCAAGATCGTTGGCAGAAGTTCCTTAAGGAGTCACCTGATAAGGAGACTGCTATTAGACAGATTACTGAACAGTTTGACCTTAAGGTACAAGAGAAGAACGTCCAAGCCCAAGGCTATCGGGATATGATTCGTACTATTGCTAGGGATCGTCCTGATGCTGCTCAACCTTTGATTGATGCCTTTGCATTAACTAGGGGTGATGTAGATTCCCTTGACAAGTTGATGAAGTGGAGTGCTAAGCAACTTAGCCCAGTTGGTCTTCTTAAGAGTGGTGATGAAGGTCTGAATGCCTTTGCACAAGGTGTGTGGGCAGTACGTTACAACAACATGTTGTCTGGTATCTCAGCTCTCAAAGCTATTACTGGTAACACTGTTGCACTTACCCTACGTGCTAATAACGCCTTCCTTGGTACTGGTATTGGTGCCTTGATGGGTCGTAACACTGTTGATGATCTCCGTAAGGCTACCCATGTCTACGGTTCATTCTGGCAAGTTAATAAGCGTGCATTGAATGACTCCTGGGATACCTTTAAGCGTACCTGGAATAACGGTAAGTGGGGTAATGATGCTACTACTGACTTCCGTGAACTAGCACGTGAAGACCTTGTTACTGACTATAACCCTAACCTTTGGGATACCTTAGCCGATATGGAACAGGTATGGGAAAAGGATGGTAACTGGGGTCGTCTTGCTCAGTATCGCTTTGCTAGGTTCATGTATGACCTTGGTAACTGGCGGTGGTTTAAGTACGGTACTAATGCTATGATTAGTGCTGACTCCTTTGTACAGACTACTGTAGCCTCTCAGATGGCTCGTGCTAGGGCATGGGATGAAGTATCTGGTATTGGTTATAAAGGAGCTGAGCTAGCCCAACAACTAGCTAAGGCTGAGAAGATGGCTTATGATGAGTCCTTCGATGCTCTTGGTAACTTGACTGATGCTGCTGCTAAGAATGCTGCTGGAGAGATGGCACTGAACTTGGATGATGAGACTGCTGCGTGGTTGACTCGTGGTGTTAACAAGCTTCCTATCCTCAAGCCATTCTTCATGTTCCCTAAGACTGGTGTTAATGGTGTTAAGATGGCAATGTCTTATACTCCTATCGCCACTCTACCTGGTATGAACAGGTACTCCAAAGTACTGTGGGCTGGTGATGACATCGATAAGATCAAAGAAGCTCTCATGGAGCACGGTATTGCGTATGATGGTGTTCCTAATGGTATGGCTATCTTCAAGGGTCTTGAGGCTGAATACCGTGGTCGTGTAGCCTTTGGTGCACTGCTGTCTTCCTCTATGCTTGGACATGCCTTGGCTGGTAACATCCGTGGTAACGGTCCTGTTAATGCAGGTGAACGTAAGAAGCTTCGTGATAACTTCGGTTGGCAACCTAAAACCATTAACATTGGTGGTAAGTGGGTGAGCTACGCAGGTTATGAACCACTTGATACTATCTTGACTCTTGTTGGTGACCTTGCCTTCTACTCACGTGACATTGGCTCTACCCTTACTGAGTCATTTACTGATAAGTTAGCTTGGACTCTTTCTGCTACCTTTGTCAATAAGTCCTGGACTGCTGGTCTTGAGCCTGTTGTTGCTGTTGCTAACGGTGATGAAACTGCTATCTCTCGCTTCCTTGCTAATGAAGTAAGGGCTGCTATCCCTCTATCTGGTGCTCTTGGTGTTGTCTCTAACGCTGTCACTAGTTCCCAAAAGGATATCTATAAGGACCTAGTTGGTTATGTTACCAATAAGGTACCTGGCTTCTCCAGTCAACTACCTGAACAGATTGATATCTACACGGGTAAGCCCCTCAATGATATTGATAACCCAGTCCTTCGTGCTCTTAATGCTGTTAACCCAGTTAAGATCAGTGAGGGTACTGAGCCTTGGAGACAGTGGTTGATTGATAGTGGCTGGGATGGTATTCAGATGATTCGTAAGGATAGCTCTGGTAACCATGAATACACCCCACAGGAACGTGAAGTACTGTATAAGTACATCGGTGAGCAACAACTGTGGAAGGAGTTCGATAAGCTAAGTAAGAACAAGAAGTATAACGATCAGTTGGATCGTATCCGTGCAATGCGTGTACAAGGTCGTCCATCTGAGGAGATACAAGCAGCTCAAAGTGAAGTCTATTCAGTGATGAATGACATCATGTCTCAAGCTCAGAAGGCAGCTGAGTTGCGTATGCAACAAGAAAATGAACCGATGTGGCGCTCTATCCAAGAGTCACTGACCAATAAGAACCTCATGAAACAAGGTCGTATTGATGATGCTGCACGGGCTGCTGATCGTCGTAAAGCAGAGATTGAACGACTAACTCAAATGTATCGCTAACCTTAGAGATGGCTACTACACAAAATACATTCACTGGTGATGGGTCCAACTTAGGACCCTTTTCTTTTACTTTTAAATGGCTAGAGCCTACTGATATTAAGGTTACTGTTGCAGGTGTCCTTAAAACAGCTGGTACTCACTACAACCTACAAAGTCTTAACTATAGCACTAAGACTGGTGGACAGGTACTATTTACTGCTGGTAATACACCAGCTAATGGTGCTGCTATTGTTATCTATCGTCAGACTGATGATAGCGATCTAGCTGCTACCTTCTACTCTGGTTCTGCTATTCGTGCACAAGACCTTAATAATAACTTTATTCAAGGTCT